AGGTTGCAGAACTGATAGGGTCTAAGAATAATCTCGCAACACGGATTAGTTCCAAAGTCTATGTTGCCGTCACGCCGCCCATTTGAGGCGGCTTTTTGTTGTGCGGAAACACGATTAAAAATGCCTCGTTCACCGCTTTTGCTTTCATAAAGAGAAAGCCATTCTTTCATAAAGATACCCATGTCGGGGCGCTCTGTGTAGCATACAGAGTTATTAGAAAGAGCGCGTTGTTGATTGTCCACCCACCAATCACCGCTTTTAGCCATACGCATACGCTCGTCAGTAAGGTTAGACAAAGAGATCAAAGCAGACCTACGCACACCTCCTACAACAACCACCTGACCCACTTTGCACATGATGTCGTGACACTCAAGAGAGTTAAGCTTACGCCCTTTAGCTTTCTTAAAAGTCTGAATAGTAAAATCAAACAGTTCTTCTAAAGGAGCGGGTCCGGACGCTCTGCCTCCAAAGACCTTAAGTCTTTCACCGGCAGTACGTATCTTGCTTACATCAATCTTGGGAACGCGGTTTGTGTAAAGAAGAGAGATAAGATCACGCAGACCTCTAGCCCAGCCTTCCTTTGAGTCAGCGACAGATACTACATCATCACTGTTTTCAAATTCTTTATTGGGGATAGTTGGAAGATTGTTGATGTATTGGCGTTCTACAGAAAAGCCTACTCCTGTTCCGTTCATAAGAATATACAAACATTCATCAAAGGATCGTGGAGAGTCTACAGGAAGATAGGAACAGTTGTAACCCGAAACGCTTTCCCTTGCCAGCGCGGGTCCTGCCGTCATTAAAGCTCTCATAGAGCCTAAGACTTCAAGGTTGAGCATACCTCTACGAATGTCCGCTAATTCAACGCCAACAAGATCGTAGTCGTAGTTCTTTTTTAAATGCTCTTCCATAAAGGAAAGATACCTGTCGATGGTTTCTTCCCAAGTCTCTCTGCGCTGTTCATCTTCAAGCCAACGAGAATATCGAGACATGTGTATGAATGCTTGATAGTTGGTTGGCAGTGTTATTTCATTAGCTTCCATCTTCTACTTCTCCAATTAGTTTATCAAGATACCACCGTGCTTTTTTTAGATCAACATCAGGGTTTCCTTTGTGTTTGTAACGAATAAGGTACTTTAAAATATTACCCTTAAGATAGCCTTTAAACTCTTCCGGCGTCATAGAGGCACATATAATATCTATAGCCTCTAAAGACTGAGTGTTATAATGTTGAGGGTGGTTAATTTGGTCTTCCATTTGGCTTATTTTTAAACTCCATAAAATTTATAAGATTGTCGGATGACGAGTTTTCATTCAGGTCATCATAGTAATTCTTCATAATCATGTCAACACCCTCATCGAAAACATGTGAGGGACTATTAGCCAAAATGGAAAACAAGCCGTTTGCTACGATAAAAGATGTGGCTTTGTTTCCTATATCAGCATCAGCAACGTCTTCGTTTTTTGTTGTATCAAAGATCATAACTTTAAAAAAACCATGTTCTTCAAAATCTTCTTTTGTCTCTGAGTCTTGTAAAATTATGTAGACTCTACCTTCTTTTAAGTCTTTAGTTTCTTTCTCGAACTCGCTTTGATCCATTCTTTAGGTATCCTTTCTTCTGCAAATTGAAAACCGTGATCTGTACACCAAGAGCCATAAGTAGTAGAAGAGCTTCTACTTAGCTTGTTAAAAGCATTCATAAAAACAAATTTCAAGTTTAGATCAGGGTGCTGCTCTTTAATCAAGATGTGCTTTATTCTATCAGCAGCGGTAAAGAATCCTTTTGTTTCTATAAACAGATCAAACTCAGGCAGGTAAAAGTCTGGTGTGTACTTTTTAATTTTAGGTTGATAGGAAAATCTATGATCTTCGTACTCAAACTCTACTCCTCGTTCATTTAAGTCTTTAGCAAACCTTCTTTCAAAACGTGATCTAAATTTATGTTCAGGTATCTTTGTCATGGTTTATATATCCTTAAACAATTAGCTAAACTGCTTCTAAAATACTTATAGGAACGTGGACAAATTTCTAAAAACCTTTGTTCTATGCACTCGTCTAAATCTGACTTGACCATAACAACTACTCTATTGTCTTGCAACAGCCTTTCTATTTTTCCTATATCTTCCTTAACTTTTTCACGGTTTAATTGAAACTCTTCATCAGTCCAATACGATCCTATTTCTTCTCCGGGTGCCTTTTTAATTCTTATTCCGATACCCCTATCGTGATTAGAGAGGTAGACGGCACCTTGACTTGCCGCCTGTCTCTTATCGTTATCTATGTATACGTAATGTACACCGTTGTTTATATCTACGTCTTGTGTAGAAAGTATCTGTTGCATCATAAACGGCATCACGCTAACTCGTTGTTGTGTGACATGACTTCACGTAAACGGTTTGTTTTACTGTCAAAGAACAGAGTACTACACAAGCCCGTCATACCACTAAAGCGGTTCTTAATGACACGTACCTTTGTAGTGTTACGCTCTACAGGACAGTCTGCTTGCCCGTTACGTTCCAAACCGATAACTAGGTCACTTAGCTGACCGATTGAGTGAGAACCGCGCAAGTGGTTAAGGGATAGCTCTTTGCCCTCCTCATGCGATCCGTCCGACACTCTGCGTAGGTGAGACGCTATAATCATGCAGATGCCCAACTCCTGTACAAGCGTACGCAACTTGGTCATGCACTCGTCAATTGTACGCCTTTCGTCAAATCCGTTTTCTTGTGAGCTAACAAGAATACTGATATGATCCAGTACAATGTACTTACACTTAAGAACTTTCGCCATGTATCGAATGCGTCCAATGATATTTTGAATAGAGTTACTTCCAAAATGATCAAAGAAAAAGATGCGTCCACTACCAACAGTGTCTTCAAAAGCCTTACGGTACTCTTCTTGAGTATATTCTGTATCTGGAAGATGATAGGGCTTGCTTCCGTGAATACCCATAAGAGCTTTGGCAGTTGTTTTAACGGACTCTTCTAAAAACATAAGACCTAAGTTTTCACTTGTAGAGCTAAATACGTGATAGATAAGTTCTCTCATAAAACCGCTTTTACCGATACCCGTTCCAGCGCATACAGTTATAAGCTCACCGGGACGCATTCCGTACGTATACTTATTCATGCCAGCATAAGGGTAGGTCGCAATAGACTTTTCGGGACCTTTGTTTATCTCTTCCCAAAGATCAGAACCAGCAACAATACCTTCTGGAGTGTACGTTGTAGCGTTCCACCAATCTTGTTTAAACTCTGCTACAGCATTCTTTTCAAGATACTCGTTAGGGTCTTTGTATCGCATGTTAATAATAGATGCTTTAGGAGCAAGAAGCTCAGAGGCTTTGCGAGCCGCTGCTTTACCTACTTCATCATTATCTAAACAAATACGAATATGATCAAACTGATTAAGGAAATCATAGTTATCATTGATATCCTTTTCTATAGACTGCGCTCCTGATCTTACGGACACAACAGGCCACTGACTATCAAACATTTGGTAGACAGACATCGCGTCTATTTCACCCTCTACAAGCGTGATGTACTTTCCACCGTTACCGAAAATCTGCTGACCAAACAACCCACACTGACCTATATCTCCCTCCGTAAAGAACTGTTTGTTTTTTGTTCTTATCTTGTTGGAAATGTGTGAATTGTTTTTATTAAAGTAAGGGTATATGTGTTCATCCAAGTCTGTGAGAGTTACACCGTAGCGAAAGCACACATCCTTACGAATTCTTCGCTCTTTTATTGAGCCCGAATATCCTTTAGATAGTTCAGCATTGTTGTCAAACGGCACGATATTTTCTCCTTTATGAGTAGTATGGCAAGAAAAGCAATGAGTACCCCCGTCCACATAAATAGAAAGGGCATCACTAGAATTGCAATCGGGACATGGTTGGTGTGTCTTGACATATTTCGCATTATGCACCTTTAGAATAACTCCTCTACTTTTGGCTCAACAACGATCTTTGTAAAATGTTTAATACCGTTGGAGTACTTAAACTTTCGTAAACCTTTTCCGTCATTCGCGTCTTTCCAGCATTCTGTGTTAAAGTCACAGTAGCGGCAAGGAAAATCTATAACGTAGTTTCCGCTTGTGCCGTATGGTACGGGATCATAACACTTCTCCGGAGCCTTGTCAAGCTTAACTACCTTTTTGATATGCTTAATACGTGCTGAAGCGTCGATCTTTGTAAGTTCGTCCACCATTAACAAAGTAATCTCTCCGGTGCTTTTATCGTAAGCTAGAAAACCACCTTCGTCGCACTGTTCTGCTTCCATGTATCCAGAGATTTGACCAATATAGCCAAAAGCATCTTCTTCAAAAAGTGTACCTTGTTTAAACTTTTTAAAACCTTTGTTAGAGGCAGACTTAACATCAATAACACAACCGTCTATCTTTGCGTCTATGTGTCCTTTGATACCCTCAAGCTGTACTTCTTTTTGCTCGTCAGTTACAGCGTGTCCAGACTCTGCCACAAGAAATAAAATAAAAGCTTCAACAAGATTTCCGTAAAAGAATTTTAAAAGAAGTTCTGGAGGATGTTGAACAGGTTCAGACTTCATTTCATACCAAAGTTTTCTATCCTCTCTGCCTATGTTAGACATACGAAGATACGAAGCTCTTTTACGATCCTCTGGATCAAAAAACCGCAAAGCTTCACTTCTTAAACTTTCTACAAACTTGTCTACGTTTTCAGAAGATACTGTTTTCTTCCCTTTCGTGATGACGTTATGCATATCCGATATAAGAGAGTATATATTCTTTGGTTGTTTTGACATAAATTAAAATCCCTTGTAAAGTTAAGGAGCCTTCCTAGTGAGGGCGCTCCTTCTTTTCCCACCAGCGTCTTATTTAATGTCGTTACTGGCTTAACCGCTCGAAAGCTCGACAGTATTGCATCTAGACCCCACGCCCTCACCCTAGATACCACAGAGACGGTTACTCTGCACCCAATTGACTATTGCTAGTCTAGTTCATCCGTATCGTCGCCTTCGACATACTGTGGCTCTGGCTCAAGATCGTCCATACCAATGTACTCAACCCACTTCAAAACCATTACGGAGTTAAGACCAGCACCTACACCGGACTTTCCACGATAGTTCCATTCGTAGGGGTTCACCGAAGCTTTGATCAAGCTGCCGTTACCGATAAGACGAGAACGGTCCCACGGGTTTCCCGCAGCGTCTACAACCCGAATAGGGCGTCCGGATTTAGCCGTAATAAAGTCACCGTGATCTTCTTTTTTGCCTTCGCCTGTCTTAATCTCAAGACCTGCGCCTTTTAAATCACGAATAGAATCCTTATCCAACTGACCGATGTTCATTTCGTACTTATTTGACATCAGGTTAGGCTGGAAAAGGCTGGGGTAAAAAGCTGTACCGTATAAAATCATGGATTTACATTCCTTCTTGATAATTGTTGATGTTTCGTATTTTAGATGATTCGATATCCCATGTCAACACATTTAATGCGTGTCGGCCCAAGAAAATCCAATCTTTGCTTCAGCATCCATTTGAACTCGCAGGTTCAACAGATGCCCTGCCTCTCGAATTGACGATTGAGCCAATTCGGTAACTTGCTTCGCGTCATCTTTGTGGACTTCAAACTGAAGCTCATCGTGAATAGTGTTTACCAACTTAGCGCGAAGATTGTGTTTGAATATAGCACGGTCCATGCATATAGACCATTGTTTACATAGGATAGCTCCTGCACCTTGCAACAGTGTGTTTAAAGCTGCGTGAACGTGTCTTACGTACAGTCTACGACCATCTACTCCTCGTATGTAACCGCGAGGTGATACTTGGTCTACTCTCGCTATAAGATTTTGAAGACTAGGCATGTTGTTTAGAAATCTTTGTCGTAGAGCATCACCCTGTGACGGGTTTAACTTAAGTATGGAACCAAGTTTAGCTGCGCTGGCACCGTATAAAAATGCATAAATAAATGTTTTTGCCAGCGACCTATCATCAATATCCAAAGCTTGCATAGTGACAGTGTGTGGATCACCATTAACAACCTCTTCCGCATACGCATCATCTTGCATGTAGTGAGCAAGCATACGTAGCTCTAAGCCCTGCGCGTCCATGCCGCATATACGGTAGTCTTTGTTGGGTACAGTCCAACACTCTCTACTTTCTTTTCCGTAAGGTTTAGACGAAGAGACGATATTTGCCATGTTTGGGTCAGCGTGTGTCATACGGCCTGTCACGGCACCAAGACTAAACACCTTACCATGTACACGCCCATCATCGCCTAATGCGTTAAGCCAAGACTCTACAGTCTTCCAGCGTGTCTCAAGCATCTTCCATTCAGAAAGTTTTTTAGCAGGTTTAGGCGCACTGTCTGGAAGTGTTGATAAATTGGCCTCACAAACTTTAGGTGAACCTTTTGGTGTAAACTCTGTAGGTTTCCATCCAGCCTCATTCATACGCTCTACGACTTGTTTGTGTGATGCTGGGTTAAAGTCTTCAAACTCTATAGACCAAAACGGTCCAGCAACATCTTCGTAGCAAAACTGTCTTAGACCTACTTTAGAAATAGTTAGACTACGTGTAAGCTTGGGAAGGTCTTTTCGTATAACTTTTACTTTTGGAGGAAAGTACTCTTTTATATTCTTTTTAATAGCGTCTGCTTTTGATTGTGTTTCAACCAAAAGGTCTATTGCTTTCTTTTTATCCAAGTAAAAGCCGTATCGAGATTGTCTTTCGATAACATCAGCAATAGAATGTTCTAAGTCTATGCTTTGTTGCGAGAAGTCCAAGCCTTCTTCCATGAGATATCTGTACAGTTTAACTGTAACGGCTACATCCTGTTCACAATATTCACGCATCTCTTCAGAGTAAGCGTCGAACTTGTCAAAGCTCATCTTACGGTAGACTAGACGTTCACCCCAAGCATCCAAACTATGACCGCCAACACGGTCAGGATGAAATAGCCTAGATAACACCAAAGTATCCACTGTGTTTTTGATCTCAATGTTCCAAATATCTTTAAGAACGGGGAAATCAAATCCAATACCATTATGAGCAATGAATGTATCATTTTCTATATCCACATGTTGTAAAAAAGAAGAGGGGTCTCTGAAAGACAGTATCTTTTCATTTTGACAATCTATATCACAAATACACACAACCCAGATACACGTTGGGGTTAGGCTATCTGCCTCAAGGTCTAGAACGTATTTTGTCATTTGTTTTTTTCTCTGTTAAGGTTAGGTGGTTAAAGAGGAGCCGCAACCTCTAGAATTGTGTTTACGTACTCCATAACGTCCTTCATAGTAGCAAAGTCTGAGTCGTAGTCAACATAAAACTTAACCGTGACCTCCGCATTTGGACCCGTAATCGTGTGAGACACTATGCCCATAGAATCTCTTACTCCACGATACATAAAGTTTTTGTAAGTAATCTTTTTATACGTGTTGTCGTTTTTCTCTACAAAAGGCAACTCTAACTGCTCGTTGTACATGTCTCTACTAACTCCTTGATAGTTTGAAGTTGATCTATCTTTATGTTATAGCAAGATGCTTTAACTTGGTAGCCATTAGACGGATCAATCTTACCTTTTTTCCAGAACTGAGCTTTATCAAAGAACTCCTCTTTCATAAGACCACCAAGTATAAAGCCCCTGTCAAAACTGTGCATAACTCTACAAAATACATAAGCGTCACATTCTTGTTTTGTGTTGTACGCAGCTACACTACAGTCGTACTCACCTTTAGGCATGACGCTTGTAGATTTTGTTTTAACATCAATACGTATATCTCCATTTACTAAAAAATCATAATCGTACGTGTTGTGTGTTTCTACTTTATAAAAGGGAGAGGCGTACTGTTTAAACAAGCCCTCTCCTAAAAACCCGTACATGTTGCCTTTTCCTTTAGCAATGGAGTGTCTAAGCACACCCATTTTTTTAGACTTTTCGGATGCCGTGTCTCGCATTGAAGACGTTATGTTGATAAGAGTAATGTTGTCAGTCATTCAATAACCTCTATT